CTTCTCGTTGACGTTGCATTTCACCTGATAACGCATCTGCTGTACGCTCAGGAAATGTTGCAATCGAGGATGCAGTATCTTGTAGACCACCAGATAAAATGGACTGACCCTCTTTTATAAATGCTTTAGCTCCCCATGTACTAGAATCTCTAGGATCTTCTTGTTCGGCTAAAGCTTGTTCTTCTTTTTCTGTGGCTTCTGCTTTTAGCTGCTCATTTTTTTCTATACGTGCACGTTCTTCTTCTAAGAACTCTTGCATTTTTTGAGCAGCCAAATCCGCAGTTTCGTTGTCCACATTTATCCCATAACGGGGTGCGGAATCAGTCATCTGTTACGTTTTCCTCTTCGATTTACTTTTTGTCTTTCAAGTTCTTCCTCATTTCGCTTTTGTCTAGCTCTTTGTCTTTGTGACTCTACACTCTTCTGTAATCTTTCTAGATCACTAACTAAAATTTTAGCTACATCTTCTTGTAGATTTTCAAAGCTAGCAAAGTAGTTGTTTTGTAAGTTAGGAAATACTGCATTTATTATTTTTAACTCTTCTGTATTTAAGTTTATCATTCTACGATAATCTTTAGTATCTTTAGTAACAGCCCCACGTATAGCATTTGTACGGTTTGTTTTCTCACGCATACGTTGTATAACCAGATAACTTTGTAGATCTTCTGTCATTTTAGAGTTTAAGTCGAGACCTAAAGTTTCTGCATTATTTTCAAAGTATGTCATAGCATCAGCAGTAAAATTATACATACCTATCTGTGATATTTTACCAGATTTTGCTAAATTTATTGCTTCTTGTAAACTCATTTCTGATAAAGGAGTACTAAGTTTTGTACGTCCAGCTCCATCGAATTTATAGGAATCTACATCTGTATTTGGGCCAGACTTTTCTGACCATATCTTTAAGACTTTTGCCCACTGTTGCTCTTCATCTGTACGTAAATGTCGTAAAGCTTGAGCATCACTAGGGTGTTTACTAAAGGCGTTCTTATCTTCTATAGTTTGAAAAATTTCAGCATACGGATTAACAAGTTTAGTTTTAGGATCTATCATACCTAAAATTTCACCTCTTTCGTAAATAGCCGCTGTACCTGATAACACTTCTACTTCACCTTTAGCGTTAATTTTTGTAA